AATTTGGTAAATATCTTGACCCTAGAATGGTTAAAAAATTACAAGATAATCCAGAACTTTGTAAAGTAAATGGTAATAGAGTTAATTGCAGCATTATATTTACAGACCTTAGAGGATTTACTAGTTTATCTGAATCAGTAGAACCTGAAATGGTTACATACATTATGAATAATGTATTAGATGTACAAGTTAAAGCAGCTAATAAATATTTTGGATGTACTGATAAGTTTATTGGTGATGCAGGTATGTTTCATTGGAATACAATAATTCCACAAGATGACCATCATAATTTAGCACTACAAGCAGCTAAAGAAATAGAAAAAAATATAGACCAGTTAAATATTAAATTTAAAGAAGAAGGTATACCTGAGATAGCAATAGGTATTGGAGTTAATAGCGGTATTTGTATTGCAGGTAACTTTGGAGCTACTGATAGATTTGCATTTTCTCTTATAGGCGACCCATGTAATGTTGCTGCAAGATTAGAATCAAGTACCAAAGTTGCAGGTGTAGGAACATTAATAGGCGAAGAAACTGCCAAAAAGTCTAAATTTAAGTTAAAATTATTAGAACCAATAGAGGTTAAAGGCAAGTCTAAACCATTACAGGTATATACATGGGGAAATGATGAGTAAAGTTTTAATTGGAATAATAGTAGTTTTAGGATTAAGTAGCTATTTGTTATGGAATGAAAACTCTAAACTCTCTGCTCTTAATCAAGTTTTTGAATTAAGAAACCAAGAACAAAAATTAGCAATAGAATCATTACAAAATGACTTTGCTTTACAAACAGAAGGTTTATTAGAAATACAAGCACGCAACCAAGAAATACAACAAGAAATGTCAAGGTATCTTGACATATTTAAACGTCACGATTTAACCAGATTAGCAGCAGCTAAACCTGGACTAATACAACCTAGAATAAATAAAGGAACTAAAGATGTATTTGATAGCATTGAAAAAGATAGTCGTAATATCGACAGTCTTGATGATGGCTTGCAGTTGCAGTCTGATACCAAGTAAACAACAGGTTGAGGTTATATCTAAACCTATAGAAAGAACTATTGTACAGCCTATTATGCCTAGGGAAATAGACCTAAAAGACCCTTATTGGTATGTTGTATCAAATAAAAATATTGATGAATTTTTAGTACAAGTAGAAAAAGACCAAGGACAATTAGTATTTGTTGCTATGTCAGTCCCTGATTATGAGTTGATGGCATATAATATGCAGGAATTAAAGAGGTACATAAATGAACTTAAAGAAGTTGTCGTCTATTATAGAAAAGTTACTACAACAAAAGAGGAATAGCAGTATGAACATATCACAAGAAGGTTTATCCCTTATTAAAAAATTTGAAGGTTGTGAGTTGGAAGCATATAAATGTGCAGCAGGAGTTTTAACAATAGGATATGGTTCAACTAAAGGCGTTAAAGAAGGCGACACTATTACCCAGGAAGAAGCAGATAAGTTACTTTTGCATGAAATGAAAGAATATGAAGGTTATATAAATGATGCAGTAACTGTTGATTTAAAACAAAATCAATTTGATGCATTAGTATCTTGGGTATTTAACTTAGGACCAGCAAATTTAAAAGCTTCTACTATGTTAAAAGTATTAAATACTAAAGAATATGATGATGTTCCAGCACAAATAAAACGCTGGAATAAAGCAGGTGGTAAAGTTTTACAAGGACTTATCAGAAGAAGAGAAGCAGAAGCCTTACTTTTTGAAGGTAAAGAATGGCACGAGGTATAAATAATGCCATTAAGAAAGTATGTATTTAAACCAGGTATAAATAAAGAAGGTACTAATTATAGTAACGAAGGTGGTTGGTTTGATGCAGATAAAGTTAGATTTAGAAAAGGTAGACCTGAAAGAATAGGTGGATGGGAAAAACAAAGCACAAATAATTTTATAGGCACTTGTAGAAAAATATATCCATATAAAACTTCTGTAGGTACAGATTATATTACTTTAGGAACACATCAAAAATTTTATGTATTAGAAGGAAATAGTTACAATGATGTTACCCCCATACGAGAAACAGCGACTAATGCTATTACTTTTTCTGCTACTGATGGCAGCACTACTATAACTGCAACTGATACTGACCATGGAGCAGTTACAGGAGATTTTGTTACATTTAGTCAAGCTGTAAGTCTTGGCGGCAATATAACAGCTACAGTTTTAAATCAAGAATATCAAATAGATTCAGTACCTACTGCTAATACATACACATTTACAGCTACAGCAACAGCTAATTCTAGTGATACTGGTAATGGTGGCTCTGGTGTAGATGGAGCTTATCAGTTAAATTCTGGATTAGATGTATATGTACAATCTACAGGTTGGGGTGCAGGTACATGGGGTGCAGGTGCTTGGGGTTCTACAAGTAATTTAGTATCAAGTAATCAGTTAAGATTATGGTCAATAGATAATTTTGGTGATGACACTATATTAAATCCTAGGTCTGGCGGTATTTATTACTGGGATGAGTCTGCTGGTGGTAATACAAGAGCAGTAAATGTTACAAGTTTAGGTGGTGCTAGCAATGTGCCAACAAAAACATTTCAAATTATGTTATCAGATGTAGATAAACACGTTATAGCTTTTGGTTGTAATCCTATAGGTTCTTCTAATTTAGACCCTTTATTAGTTAGATTTTCAGATACAGAAAGTATTACTGATTGGACACCGACAGCAACCAATCAAGCTGGTGGAGTACAGTTATCAATGGGTTCTACAATAATAGGAGCTTTGCGAACAAGACAAGAAATACTTATATGGACTGATGTAGGTATAGTTTCTATGAGATTTGTAGGAGCACCATTTGTATTTTCATTTAATGAAGTTGCTAATGGTCCATCTTTAATATCTCCTAATGCAGCAGTTAATGCTAATAACCAAGTTTATTTTATGGATAATGGCGGATTTTATACATATGCAGGTAGTGCTCAAAGATTACCATGTACTGTATTAGACTATGTATTAAGTGATTTAAATCAAGGTCAAGCATTTAAAGTGTTTGGTGCAGTTAATAATATTGCTAATGAAATTATGTGGTTTTATCCATCAGAAGATAGTTTAGAAGTAGATAAATATGTAATGTATAACTATTTAGAACAAGTTTGGTCTATTGGCACTACAACAGATGATTTTGTTAGAACTGCATGGGATGAAGCTCATATATTAAATAATCCTATAGCAGCTAGTAAAAATAGTAGTACAAATAATAATAACTACTTATTTGCACATGAAATAGGACATAGTAATGATGGTAATGACTTTACTGCATATATTGAATCAAGTGATTTTGATTTAGACCCAGATGGAGAAAAATATATGGCAGTAAATAAAATAATACCTGATGTAGAATTTAGGGACCAACAATCTACTACAGATGATGTAACAATAACAATTAAAGGTAGAGATTATCCATTACAAGATTTGTCTACTTTATCAACAGTATCAGTAACTCCTGACTCTACATTTACAAATACTAGAGCAAGAAGCAGGCAATGTGCTATCAAAGTATCTAATTCATCTGCTGACTATGGTTGGAGACTAGGTGATTTAAGATTAGATATAAGACCAGATGGTAAAAGATAATGGCAAATCCTAAAACAATAGCACTACCTTTAGCACAACAAGAATATAATACGACAGATGAGGCAGTTACAAGAAGAATTATAGAACAAGCAGTACAAGATTTAGCTATAGAATTAAATAAATTACAAAAGATGCAAAGTGTTGTAGCAAGTAAAAGTGTTAAGAGACATCAATTTTTATTAATGGGGATGACTAGTGGCTGATAATTTAAAAGTATTAGGTCAATTAGACCCTGCAGCAACAACAGTTACTACACTTTATACTGTGCCTGATATGACACAAACTACAGTTAGTTCTATTGTTGCAGCAAATAGAACAGGTTCAGCAATAACATTTAGATTAAGTGTTCATGTAGCTGGAGCAGGTGCGGATGATAAGCAATATATATATTACGATAAATCAGTAGCAGCAAACGATTCCCTAACTATAGTAATTGGGATAACATTAAATCAAACAGATGTAGTAAAAGTTTATACAAGTGCAGTCGACATGAGTTTTAATATGTTTGGCTGTGAAACAAAAGAGGAAGATAGATAATGGACATTCAACAACAAACTAAAAATGTAGCAGCTCAAGGTCGTTTTGGCGATTCTATGCTTCTTCATGTTAATCCTGCAGAAGTAAAAGGACTAGCAGGTGCTGTACCTTTAACTATTAATCCAGAAACAGGACAACCAGAAGCATTTTTACCTTTCTTAGCTCCTATTTTAGGTAGCATGGGTATGACTGCATTAGCAGGAACAGGTTTTGGAGCAGCAATTGGATTAGGTGGTTTGTCTGCTGGAGCTTTAGCAGGTTTAGGAGCAGGTTTAGCTACATATGCAGAAACAGGTGGTTCTGGTAGTAAAGCATTATTATCAGGACTTACAGCAGGATTAGGAACAAGAGCATTGCAAGGAGCAGCTCCTACAACAGGATTAGACCCAGCAATAGCAAATGCACAAGTTCAAGCAGGTGTAGGTACACCAATTGACCCAAGTTTTATTGGACCAATGGCACCATCATCACCTACAACTTTAGCTAGTCAACAAGCAGTAGGAGCAGCAGCATCAGGTACTCCCGATGCTATTACTGCAAGTTTAAATCCAGCATATAATACAGGTACAGCAGGAAGTTCTCTTAATGCTATGTTTACTCAACCTGGTGGATTTGATGCAGGTATGAAAAATCTAGCAACAGCAGCAATGGAACCTAGTGGAATGGTAGCAGGAACTGCAGCAGGTACAGCAGGCGTTATACAATCACAAGAAGAGTTTGAAAGACAAATGGCTCAACTTACAGAAGATGAAGAAGAACGTAAAAGAAGAATGTATGAAATGTACCCTGAACAAATACCTATGGCAGAAGGTGGTAGAACTGGTTTTTATCATGGAGGAACACATAATCCTAGAATAGATGCACAAAGAGAAGCTAATAATATAACTTTTGATGTACCTGGTATTGATTATAGTAATATTAATTATGGATTAAATGGTATAGGTGGTGGTTTTAATCCTTATAGTACACCTGTAAAAAGAAGAACTAGACCAATAGGTAGAGGTTTTATGCCAGGTTTTATGCCTGAGTATTCTTACTTTGAAAACATGAATCCAAGTGCTACATCTTTGGGTTATGACCCATTAGGTAATTTTCAAAATCCTCAATCTTCTCAAGGAAGATATAGTCAACCTTCTAGAGGTAGAGGTGGTGCATTTGGTAGTAGTCGTAATATACAGCCTTTATCACCTCCAGGCGGTTTTCGTAATGAAGGTAGATATGGATATACTCCACCTCCTCAATTTGCAGGATATGGTAATCCGTTTATGCAATCACCTAGCTATCAAGGATTTTATGGCGTACCACAAATGCAACAAACTTTAAATCCTTATGCAAGATTTACACAACAACCAATGCCATATCAACCATATCAACCATATGTGCCTCCAGTAGAAACACCTCCTGATGATGGAGGAGGAACTGGTGGCGGTGGTACTGGTGGTGGAACAGGCGGTGGTAATATACTTCCTCCAATAGATATACCTGATGATAGGGGTTCTGGTCGTAAAGGAGCTGTTAGAAATGTACCTCCTCTAGCATCTGTAGATGATTTTACTAATCCTGTTGTAGGAGGACCAGACTTTGGCTTTGGTCCAGGAATTAGACCAACAGAAATTCGTGATTTAGATAGCACTATGATTGGTTCAGCAGGTGTAACACCACCTCCTACAATAACAATACCTATTGAAGGTGGAGCAGATGTAACAATACCTGATTTTAGTAGACCTCAACCACCTGCACCAGTAACACCGCCTCCTATGTCAATAGGCAGACCAGTAGAGACTCCTGAAGAAGAATTTAGATTGAATCCGCCAGCACCTCCTACAATAGCATCACCACAAAATGTAGGTAACAATCCTCCTTATATGTCCATTGGTGGACCAGGTGGTGGTAGAGGTGGTATGTTTGGAGCACCTATGTTTGCAGCAGGTGGAGATACAGAACTACCTAATAAAGGCTTAGAAGCTTTATCTAAAACAGAAAAAGGTAGAGAAGCTATAGAAGCTATGGGCTATCAAGAAGGTGGAGCAACAGATATGATGCAAGACCCAATAACACAAGATGTAATTATGTTTATTCTTGGTGAAACTGATAATGAAAATGCAATCAATGCTTTCGTAGAAAAATATGGTGCTGAACAGTTTATGTTTTTAAGAGATAAAATTTTAAAACAAGCAGCAGGCAATCCAGATGCACAAACAGAAGGCTTAATACAAGGTAATGGCAATAGCGGAATGGCTGATGACTTACC